TCGTCCTCGCCCGCTTTTCGCTTGACATCTTTGACAATCCGGCTTGTGATCGTCTTGGCGATGGGATCGAGGGCCTTACGCCCTACGGGTTATCGGGCGTGATTATCGGTTATCAGGGCTAAGCTGGGTGGACGATGCGGTTTGTGCGGTTCGCGGTCCGATAAACAAGGCCGCTATACCGACCCTTATCGGAACACGGGACTCCGGTCCGGAATCAGGTCTCTGGCGACCGCCGGCAAACAATAATCAGTATTTTACAACTTTGACGGCAATTCTTGCGAGATTCCACTTGACCTGGATATGAAATCGGTGTATACTACATGCTGGAAATGGAGGTGTTTCGTGCGAAGGTTCCTGAGAGTGACCGTAACCGCGTTCATGCTGCTTTGGCTGGCCGCGATGTTCATCGGCTGTGTACACGACCGCCTGACGATATCGGAGTCCGCCTACCCGGCCACGCACGATGTCCTTACACCGGACGTGGCGGTGAGGAGTATCGTGTACGATCCGTCGCTGGAGAGATACCGCGAGGTGTGGGAGGCGGAGGTGGCGAGACGCTACGACTCCTGCGTGCTGGTTCTCGTACACGGTGACTGCGTGTTCGGAGTGTGGTACGCCGTGATGCCCGGAGCCGCGAAGCCGATGACCGATCTCGTGGCCGAGTTACGTCTCACATATCCGCACGATCGGATCGTTCTGATGTCGTGCAATCCGTGCGGTATGGTGCTCGATGCTGAGAACGTGACGTACGCCAATGCGGATGTGTGGTTAGTGCCCGACCGCGTGTTGGATCCTCGATCGCTGATCGCACCAGACGTGATCGGCAACGTGTACGAATTCACGGAGAACTGATATGCTAGATGATGTGTGCAACCGGAGGCCCAAATACAAGATATGGGGTGAATGGATCAGGAATGTCGCCGCCCAACACGATCTCGACCCGAATGAGGTGGAGGATCGTCTGTCACACGCGTACGAGTCCCTGCTAGACCTGTGGGATCAGGATCCTTGTGGCGACAATGAGAGCTGCTGCTACTTCGATGTGTGGTCTCTCAAGTCGTATAAGTACTTCTACGTGGGTGTGTCCGGGAGACCCGGTGAGCTTGTTCCGGAATGCCTCCGACCGCAGGTATGCCTAATGTACAATAAGCCGTATCACGGCCCGCATGATCGCGAAAAACGGAAGCGGCTGCCAGAGAAGCGTGCTCCGCGAGAGGATGCTCTTGTGCAGGAGTTGCAGGGAGATTACAAACCCGATGTCGCGTACAGGTGTGCATCGGAGGTCGGCGGTGGCTAAAGCCGGCGATGTTGTGGCCGTGGAGTTTATGGACCACTGCGAAAACAGCGAGAAACCGCTTCGCTGTGTCGTATATGGTCGCCTTGTCGCCGTTCAGAAACACGCATACGTGATCGACTCGTGGGAGCCGATGGATGTAGAGCGTGAACCCGGAAACAACACTACCACGTATACCCTGGTGAAAGAGACTGTCAAGCGGATGACGGTTCTAGTATCGAAGAGATCAAGGAGAAAAGGATGAAACCCGGAGATCCGGTTCACGGCGAGCTGCACTCGGCTGACGCGTCGGGCAAGGTTGCTGTTACGCTGTACGAGGCGGGATCGAACACCGCCAGAACGCTTGGTTCTACCGAGTATCTGGATGTTGACTCCATCGAGATCATCACCGCGACCGGCGGGGACGCCTACGTATATCTCGGTACGGTAGCGGCCGGATTGGTCGCAGGTCAGGTCGTGATCCGTGGTACGTTCGCAGCGAACAGCGGCTTGTCGATGTCGTTCGACACTCCGCGTTCCGGAGCAGTCGGAAAGATCCCGGTGTGCGTGGCTCCGGCCGGCGTCGTAGATGTAGTGCTCACCGGTCGTATTAGGAAGGCGTGACCGTGGTCGATCGTAAGTTCAACTCGAAGGCCGTCACCAGGCACGTTCGAGAACTCGGGGAGCAGGCCGATCAGATCGTCGAGGAACTCGGCGAGATCGTGACGCGTAATCAAGCGTTGGCGATGCTGATCTGGAAGATGGCTCTCGGATACGAGGAGAAGATCCCGGACCCGGACAATGAAGGGAAGACGATATTGGTTCGCCACAAGCCTGAGCGGTGGGCAATCGAGATGCTGTACGACAGACAGGAGGGTAAGACGCCGCAGGCCCTGGACGACGGTGGCGGGAAGATGTCGGCGTTGGACAAGGTCAGTGAGATTGCCACTCGTCGCCTGAACGCGTTGGCCACGAAGGGAGACAACCCCCCACCGTTCAAGAGGAGCGAGTGATGCCCTTCATTAGCGAAAAACAGCGGAAATTCATGTGGGCGAAACACCCCCACCTTGCCCGGAAGTGGACAGAGGAGATGAAGCGGAAACGCCAGCCCGTCGTACAATCTAAACGAACGAAGAGGAAGAACCAGCGAGCGTGAGCAGCAACGCCAACGAGTTCGCGATCAGACCAGAACTGCCGGGACCATCCCCGGTGGTTCGTCGATACTGGACCTGTCCAAAGACCGGTCTCGTGGTGCCGAAAAACGTAGACGAGAACATCATCTGGCGTCGCGATCTGCTTCGCATGGCTGAAGATGACGAGGGAATGCAGAGGGAGTTATACACCGCGTGCAAGCTCTCTCCGTTATTCTTCATCAACGCGTTCGTGTGGACTCGTCGCATCTTCGAGTCGAACAGCGAGGAGGCCGGCCAGAAACGGCAGGTAGCTCACACGTTCATACCATATGTTACATGGGAGATCCAGGACGAGCACATCGAGTGGCTGTACGATCACGTCAAGAAGGGAATTGACGGACTCACAGATAAGTCTCGTGACATGGGTGCGACGTGGGATCACATCGCGATGCTGTCGCACTACTTCCTGTTCGAGAACGACCGGCAGATCGGAGTCATGTCACGCGTCCAGGAGGACGTAGACGACGTGAACAACCCGAAGTGTCTGTTGGTGAAGTTTGATGATGTCTTCGGGCGGGGAAGATTGGGTCCAACCGGATCGCCCGGACTGCCGGAGTGGATGCTCCCGCGGATGCACCGCGTAGCGATGTCCACATCGAACCTGGACAATGGAAGTCGTATCGACGGTTCGTCGTCCAACGAGTTTGCGTGGACCGGCGATAGACGTCACGTCTTGATGCTGGACGAGTTCGCGAAGATGCACAACGCCGGCACGATCAGAACGTCAACTGCTGACGTTACTCCGTGTCGTTTGGTGAACTCCACCCCGGTAGCCGGTAGAGAATACAGCAAGTGGCGTAACAGCGGACGAATCGATGTGTTCACTCTTCCGTGGTGGGATCACCCGGAGAAGGGGGTCGAAAGGTACGTCGCTCAGGAGGAATCGTCCGGGAAGTGGAAGATCAGATCGCCGTGGTACGACGCGGAATGCGAGAGGCGTGATCCGAAGGAGGTCGCTCAGGAACTCGACATGGATCACATCGGGTCCGGCGATACATTCTTCACGTCGCACGTACTTGAGGAGCACAAGCGACTGTTCGGTCGTCCTCCGCTGTCCACTAGAACGATCGATTTCGCACGCATGACGCCTGCGGATCTAATACCTGACCTGATTCTGCGACGTGATCGAAAGAAGTTGTCTCTTACTCCGAACGGCCCATTGAAGTTGTGGGTGGAAACCGTGAACGGCCGGCTCGATCAGTCGTATACGTACACGATAGGTATCGACGCGTCGAAGGGTCAAGGTGCATCCAACTCGACGATGTCTATACTGTGCGACCAGACGAACGAGAAGGTAGCGGAATGGGCTGATGCAAATACTCCGCCGTACGACTTCGCACGTATAATTTGTGCCGTGTCGTTATGGGTGGGCAGTCGTGGGCGTAGACTACCGTTCTTGGTGTGGGAGGCTAACGGTCCTGGGTGGGATGTAGGCAATCTACTGGTGAACAACTACCGGTATCCGTTCTACTATCGTGACGTGTCGGTCGGGTTAGTTACAGAGAAGGAAGGAAAACGATACGGCTGGCATTCGTCTCGTGAGAAGAAGGAGATCGCTCTCGGGCATCTCCGCAACGCTTATGCCGTGGGAACGTTCATCAATCATTCCGAGCCGGCTATTGAAGAGACGCTTACGTACATATACTATGACTCCACCGTGGGCGGCGGTATCGGGCCGGCGGACATGATGGAGGAGAGCGAGAACGCTCGGAAAACGCACGGAGATCGCACGATAGCAGACATGTTGACTCTGTACGGACCGTCGCGTGCCCCGAAGGATCGTGCTCCTAAGCCCGACATACCGGAGCGATCAATAGGTTATCGGATGCAGCAGTGGAAGCGAGAGAAGAAGCAGAAGAAGTCGAAGAACTACTTCGACTTCAGGAGGTAGGATCATGCCTACGGAGATCGGGCCGAAGCAACTACAGCGATCCGTGAAGACCGGTTTCGATCGGCTGCGGAATTTTCGTGATGCACGGCTGATGTTCATCAGACAATTCGTCGGTCAATACTACGACAGGGATCATGGCAGCGTTGCCTCTGAACCGTTGAACTTGATATTCAACGCGATTCGTATCTTGGTTCCTCAGCTAGTGATGAACTTCCCGAAATATCACGTACAGTCACAGTTCCTGGACTATTGGGACTATGCAGAACTTGCGGGGCTCGGGCTAGACTTCAACAGTAAGCAGATAGACATTCGATCAACGTATCGGCGATTTGTCGTAGATTCGTTGTTCACCGTAGGTATCCTGAAGACCGGGCTCGCGAGTTCCGATACTGTAGTCGGCCTCGATGAGTTCGACGAGATCGACACCGGTACGATATATACCGACAACGTAGACTTCGATAACTGGGTGTGTGATCCAGATGTGCGAGGAGACTTTCGCGAAGGTGCTTACCAGGGAGATCGTCTGTCGGTGCCTCGACAGGAGCTTCTCGATAGCGGGCTGTACGAGAACGATCTGATAGAGCGGTTGCCGTCGCTCGGGGACACGCCGTACGGTCGCGGACGCGTAGCGGATTTATCGCGTAGCAGCGTGTCGCCTAGCGAGCGTAACCAACTTCTCGATGAAGTCGAGGTGGTGGAAGTGTATGTGCCGCGGGCGAACGCCATTGTTACCGTTCCGGGCGATCCGAGCATGGCGTTCGATCGCTACCTGCGGATTACTGACTACCACGGTCCCAAGGAAGGACCGTATACGTACCTGAGCTTCTCACCGCCGGTTCCGGGCAACGCGATGCCAGTGGCGACGGTCGGTATCTGGCATGACGTACACGTCATGGCTAACCGAATGGCCAAGAAGATCATGCAGCAGGCTGATCGGCAGAAGGACGTGCTCACGTACAAACGATCCGCCGCGGACGATGCTCAGGAGTTTGTGGACGCCGGAGACGGTGAAGCGATTGCAGTGGACGATAACGACGGTATCAAGGTTCACTCGTACGGTGGACAGCAACAGTCGAACGAAGTCCACTTACAGCAGCTACAGATGTGGTTCAACATGATGGCCAGCAACCCGCAGGGTGTGGGCGGATTGGACCTAAGAGCCGCGTCGGCTACCGAAGCCAGTATTCTTCAGGGTAACTCGAACGTGTTGCTTGAGGATCAGCGTGATCTGCTGGTGGTGTCTGCGGAGCAGGAAGCTCGCAAGCGGTTCTTCTACATGCACACCGATCCGCTGATACGGCTTCCGCTGGTTCAGCGTAAGCCGATGCAGACCCCGGACGGTGTGATGATGAAACCGCAGCAGGTTTACCTTACGCCGGAAGTACGACGCGGGGATTTCATCGATTACACGCTGAAGATTCAGCCTGAGTCTATGCAGCGTGTTGACTCGAAGGAGCGTCTCAGGCAGGCGTTGGAGTTCGCGTCACAGATACTTCCGGTGGCGTTGCAGGCGGCTCAGATCGCGGCTATGATAGGCATACCCTTCAATGTGCAATTGTTCATCGAGAACATGGCGAAGGATCGCGGGATTGAATGGTTCCACGAAGTGTGGTATGATCCGATGTTCCAGCAGAAGCAGCGAGCGATCATGCTGGCCGGTCCACAGCAGCAGCAACAGGCAGATTCGGCCGGCGGACAGCAGCCGGGTAGTCTATTGCCGTTGCTTCAGAAGGGTGTTCCGAACTTGCCGAAGCAGATGTCTCCATTCCAGGAGATGATGTCCGTTGCTCAGGACGGAGCGAACGTCGGACAAGGTGACTTGTCTGTCAGGCCAATATCATAGGAGATTGGTATGCCAATGTACAAATACGCGTGCGAGAAGTGTCAGCACGAGTTCGATGAGTTCCAGCATATGAGCGATGAGCCGCTCACGGACTGTCCGGAGTGCGGCGAGATCGCACTGGTTCGCGTGCCTCAGCGATGCGGGTCGTTGAACCGCGAGTATCAGAAACCGATCGAGGCGTACTCGATCGCTCTCGATGACGAGGACGAGATCAGAGCGTTCCAGGTTCGCAATCCCGGAACACAGATCAGCACTGATCGATCTGACCCGCTGTTCGGTGTCCCGGTGATCCGGACCAGGGCCGAGAAGAAACGGGTGTATAAACAGGAGGGCGTGGTGGAAACTAATTGACGTTTTCTGTGAGATTCTGCTTGACATCGGTACCGTTATGCAGTATAATGTACAACTGATAGTCGTACTCGTCCTTCCCCCGGAGTACCGACCGGGCTGCTCGGGTGCGGCGGAGATGATCCTGTAATGCCGAAGGATAACGAGAAAAGAGAGACAGTTGAGCCCGTGGCAAAGGACACCCACCCGGACCTGTTCGAGACGATACAGACCGGGCTGGCGGATATTCTTACCGATGAACCCGATGCTGTGATCGATGCCGCTATCGAAGCGGCGGACGCTCAGCCGGCCGACGACGTCGACGATGTTGACGAATCGACGGAGCGGAAGACGGTAGAAGATACGTCGGAGGATGAGACCGATGACGGGCAGCAGGAGACCGACGAAGACGATGCGGAAGCTGCGGCGGACGATGCCCCTTCCCTTCCGGAGTCGTGGCGTCGTGCTCTGACCTGGGCTGGATGGACGGAAGCTGAGATCGACGAGGGTCTGTCGAAGGCTCCGGATACGCTACGCGATACCGCAGAACGTCTGCACATGAAGCGAGCCGAACAGGCTGCTGAGTGGGGGCGGAAAGGACGCGAGCACATCGAGCAGTCCAGGTCCGGCGGGGAGAATCGTGGCGACGAGACGGTCTCGTCGTTGAAGCAACCGAAGTCGGCGAACGTTGACGGCATTCCGCTGATTGACGTCGCCGCGTTGAAAGATGAACACGGTGACGACCCGCTGATCGACAAGATCGTGGGTCCGGTCAACGATATACTGGATCGTATCAACAAGGTACTTCCGGCTATCAATGATGCGACCGACGGATTCAGTCGGTTGGAGTCGGACCGCATCGGGCAGATGGTGGATGACTTCTTCGGTCAGAAGCACGTAGAACCGTATCGACAGTTCTACGGTGAATCGTTCCAGACGGCTAGCGATGAACAGCTCGATAATCGAGAGCAGGTGCTCACGCTGGCTGATGCTATCATGGCCGGAGCGGAGCTTCAGGGCAGAGAACTCACCACCTCCGAAGCGTTGGAGTTCGCACATCTCAGTATCGCAGCGGAGTTCAAGACCGCCGCCGTACGCGATGAACTGGTAAAGAGTGTACGGAAGCGGGGACAATCCGTTTCCGTTCGCCCGTCTCGGTCCAAGAATGCCGGGAAGCAAGCGGATTCACGAACGTCTCTGGAACACAAGGTTGCTGACGGACTCTCCAGCGTCTTCACTCCTGATTGAGAAGGAACAAGACAGTGGGAATCGACAATGATAAACTGGCAGACCTGATCGCGACTACGCTGAAGGATCTGCCGAAGCAGCAGTTCGAGGTGATG